GGCACTATCAGGCATCTACAATTTGGATGTAAAGGTGGATACTGTATGTCCGAATCAAGGATAAGTTTTGATTTTCAAATTCAGTTTAAAACATCTCATCATTGTGCAAAATTTTCTTTTATTTCAACAACTTTACCATTAAATTGATTACAGTAAGGACAAGTTCTTTCATCCTCCGCAGTAAACCACTTTTTCTTTGTAATTCCTACATCTTCCCGTGCAGTTTGATTTCATCTGTTTGATATTCTTGTTGTTTCAGTTCTTACTATTTTTTCAACTCTTTTTCATAAATACTCGTCAAACTTTTCATCTATTTTATTTGTAATTGCATCCACACCAAGTCAAGCATTTAAACCATCTGTAGTTATTTTAGAAATTTCATTAAGTGTAGTTTTATCTATCTGGTCTGCAAGTTTCAAAATATAAGTTCTTGTAGCTTTGTTTATTTCTTCATCTTTACTTGCACTCCAAAACTCTTTTGGATTCTTTCCAAGTTCTTCTATACTTTGTTTATATTCTTGATGAAAGAAATTATTTACTGGCTTTTGCAATAATCACAACCAAACTAATCAGTTTTTAAACTTATCTACAAAGAAAATAGAAAGATCCTTTTTCTTGTATTTATTTAAACTTTTCCAAGTTCTCAACTCTGCTTTTATATTTTTTCTTTGTTTGTTAAATATTACTTTAAGTTTTTTAGCAAAAATTTCTTCAAAACTATCAGCCCTTTTTACAAACCCTTTCCGTTTTTTCTCTGCCCATTCTTCTGACCCTACAATCTCTTTTTTTATTAGCTTTATTGCTTTTGCTACCAACTCATTGTTTGTATTTTCTTTTATGTTTTGCTGAAAATGGACAGGCACTAAATCAGCTCATACTTTCAAAACATCACCATCTTTTAATAAATCATAATTTAGTTTTTGTCTGTATTCGTTCAAAGTTATTACACCATTATTCCAATGTTTGCTTAAATTTTCATCATCTACTGGCACTACTTTTAAAAATCTAAATCACTCAGTAAACAAATATTGATTTAAACCAGCTTCTATTTTCTTTGCTATCGGTAAAAGTGTTCTTTTAGCATATATTTTTTCAAAATTTCTTATATTTAAGTTGTTTCACTCTCCAAGTCATACAATAGCCTTTGGAACTTTAAAATAAGAAAGTATCTCATCCCTTACAATTTGTTTCATTTCTGTAAAATCCATATCTTTGGCACTTGTAGAAATGTTTTGTATTTTCAAACCTCACTCCAAAACAATAGGCTTGTGTGCATTATCCAAGCCCTGACTTGCTTCTTGAAATTGCATTTTAAGAGCTTTTCTTGTTTCTGGTGGTATATTTCTATCTGTTTCAAGGACTAAACCTATTTTTCATCATTGTTTAAAAAATTTATAATTCCATTTAGTAGAAAAATCATCAAGCAAAATACTATAAATTCCAGCCTCTACTGGACTATAACCGGACAACTCACTTTCAGGATTTTCAGGATTAAAATTTTTAAAAATTATTAAATCATCTTTTACAAATTTATAAGTTTTTCATCATAAATTATAGATATATTCTCCGTCTTCATTTTTATAAATTCTATCAGACCTTAAAACTACAAGTTGCACTATATTATTTCCAAGTTTTACTTTCCACAAAACAGAAATTCACAAAAGCAACAAATGTGTAGAAACAGCTTCAAGTAAATCGTAGTTTATCAAATCTAAATATTTATGATCTACTTTTTTATTGTTTTTAAAAACTGCATATTCCAAAGAAGCTATATCAGTTGCAATGGTGCTTATAGCAGTATAAACCCACCTTTTGTATTGTGCTACCAATTCAGGTTTATCATCATTTCAAGAAAATGAAAAGATAGGAAAAAAACTTTTAGTATTTCATCAAGCAAACCAAGATTTTATTGTTTTTACTAAGCTCATTTTTTATTTTTAACTAAATTAAAACTTTTACAGATATATAAATTATTGAATAAACATTTTTACCATCTTCTGTATTTTGTGTAGTTCCAAACTCACTGCTTTGTATTTCTAAATTATTACAAAGTCCATCAAGTAAATTGTTATTCAATTTTTCTAATATATCATCATACACTTGCATTAGCATTTCCCAAGCTTGTTTCTTCCCTATTTTTTCATACTCCTGAAAAATATATAACTTAAAATTATAATGTCTTTCATTTTGCATTTGTGTTATAGTTTTATTGTCTCACGAATAAGGTTCAAACACAACCATAGGATAATTTTTTCCAATATCTGCATAGTCCTTCACTTCCGCAATAGAATTTATTTCAGATAGTTTCTCATAGATTTTATCTTTTATTTCTTTAAACATCGTTTAAGTTTTTGCTTATAAATTTTTCTATTTTATCAAGTATTGTTTTTCAGTATTTATTCAAAACTTTTGGAATCCATTTTTTTCATTTAGTTCATTTTCTTGCAATAGCTCTTACAACTGCATAAGGATTTACTCCGTGCCTTTGAGCCCATTTACTTACATTTTTTGCACTTGTCCAGTGTGGTTTTGTTCCATCATGAATATATAATCAATATTTTTTTGTATTATAAACTATCACTGCATTATTCTTTTTTTCTACTTTGTAGCTTTGTCTTAAAATTCAAGTATCTACTGGAGTTGCTTCTTGTAGTTTTCATTTAAGTATTTCAGCTCATACAAATAAAGCTTTGTTTTTTACTTCTGCAAATCTTGCTGGATCTACTTTTTTTATAAATTTATGAAAACCTTCTATTCTAATTTTCATTTTTATAAACTAATATCTTTAAATATTGTTTTCTTATACTTTGTCCAAGCTGTTCTATAGCCTTGACACTATAAGCTTGATTATTTATTTCTAATATATCACTTTCAAGAATATCTACTTTCCCAGATATAACTATATAAAATTCTTTTCATAGCTTATCAAAATCTAATAACACATTTTCTATCCCTGACGAATAAAAAACTCCTTTATATTCTTTTCAAGTATATGAGTATGCACTCTTTCAGTTAGTATAAGTCTGTCTTTTTACTTTTATTAAATACTTAATCATATGTTTTTATATTTATCTAAAATACTATAAACTTTTTCTGGAATATCTTGATTGTATTTCATACTTATTTGAGAAACACTTTCTGAAATATATCAAGGATTGTCATTGTAAGCCCAAGCTATAAGTATTTTACAAGCTTGTTTTATATCTTCTGGTATTGTTGTCCATCCTGCTTTGTAAGATATTTTGTAAAAACCACTTTCTAACTTATTTTCAAAATATATTAAGTTATTTATAATTTCAAAAGGAGTGGATATTTCTACCCACTCATTATAATTTTTTATTTTTATAAAATTTATACTATTTACTGGAATTATATTTGTTGTAAGTATTTTTCATCCATCATATCGTTGAGCTTCCTCCATATCTTTTTCTTCTCAAAATATAGAGTTTGTGTATTTTCTTACAAACTCACTAGCAAAGTTTATGTAAGAGTTTAGCACACTATTTTCTTCATCTCCTACAATATCTAAGTATTCTTTTACTTCTGTTAATTCCAGTAAATCCATTTTTTAGTATAAATTTATAAAATTATTTTTTCTTTTTTTCTTTTTGTCATCCTGAACTTGTTTCAGGATCTATTTCTACCTTTCCTTTTTCATCTGCCTTCATCTGAGTATTTCATCTGTCTTCTCTCTCAACTTTTTCAAAGTATTTTTCACCATAAGCTTTAAATACATTTTCAGATATTTCTACTTCTGATCCTTTTACAAATCCAACAACATTTCAAATAACTTTTACTTTTGTCATGATTATTTTTTATAAGGAATAAAAAAGGGACTAAGCCCTTTTAGTTTTAAGCAGCAGCTGTTTTCAATACTACGAATGCTTGAGCAGTAAGTGAAGCACCACCAATTCTTTCAATAACTTTCAAAGATTTAATATCTTTTTCAAATCATCAAGTTGTATAACCTGTTTCAGAGCTTACTCATTTTCTTATTCATAAAGCATAGAAATCTAAATCACCAAAGAAAAAGAATTTTTTATCTGCTGCATCATCAGCAACACCTGGCAAAACATCAGTAGTTATTACTTCATAACCAAGCATTGTTGCATTTCAGTTGTTATCTTCTACTAATAATTTTACATTGTTTTTATCAGTCAAAGTCCTTAAGAATCATAATATAGTTTTATTTACATACCATCTAGGATTTTTTCATCTTGTATAAGCATCTTTCAAACCATAAACCATATTAATTATATCATCAGCACTAACATCTTTTATAGAAGTCTTACCACTAGCTAGAGAATAAACTTGTCAAATATTTAGAACACCAGCAAAGTTTGAACCTGTTCCATCTCAAGTAAGAACTTGTGTATCTTCTATTTCTGCAAATTTATTTGCAACTAAATTTAAAACTAAATTAAATACTTCTTGAGCACTCATATTATCGTCTATAATTTCACTTGTTGCAGATATTAAAGATGCAATTTTTACAGCTTCAAGTTTAATTCTTCTAAATGTTGGTTGAGAACCTGTAGTTTCTGCACCTTCATCTACAATATAAGCCAATACTGTATTATCTACACCAGTAATATTTTTTACATCAGTTCTCATTGGATATTTTCTACAGTATTTTCTTGCAATACCATATTTTTGTATTTCCAAAAATAAATTCTTTTCAAATTCTTCTGGAACTAAAAATCCACCATCAGCATCAGTTCATTCTGACAATGCTTTTACTTCTGATAAATCTTGTTTAGCCAATGCTTTAAAAATTTTAGCAGTTTTTTCGATAGCTTCAGTTTTATCTTCTTTACTTTGAGATTTTAAACTTTTAACCATTTCAGTCATACTGTCTTTTACTTCTTTCACATCCTTTTTTACATCTTCCAATTTCTCATCAACAATTGTAGGCACTACATCAGTAGCAATTTTAGAAAGTCCTTTTTCAATACTTTCTTTTAATACTTTTTCGTCAATAACTGTCATTGTTTTTACAATTTAATAATAAAATAGTTATTTTTTCTTAAATTCTCTTAGAGCATCTGCAGTAGCTCTATTTATAGTCTGCAAAATTTCCTTTACTTCAAAGTCCTTTTGCTCTTTTACCTTGCCATCGGTAAATAAAGTCTTTATTTCTTTTACTTCTTCTACTAATTTATTTAATGTTTCTTTTATTTCCTTTATCTCACTTTCAGCTTTTTCTCCTTTTTCCTTTTTTTCATCCTGTTTAGTAGCTTCGAGTTTTTTTATTAAAGCTTTTTGCTCATCAGTCAAAGCATTAGGATTTGCAGGAATTGGAACAAAAGACAACTCAAGCAATTCTGCTTTTGTGATAGTGTTTCACTCTCTTTCTTTTGGAATAAATCCAACTGATACAGTTTTCAAAATTCCTTCATCATAAAGATTTTTTACTAAAATTGCTTTTGGATTTGTTTTTGAAAATACTCACTCAATTATTAGTTTTTTACCTTCTTGTTTTATGTTTATAGCCTTTCCAATTACATCTTCCACACTATACCAATTATGACAACATAGTATTACAGGAGATTTTTTATAGTTTTTCAAATCCCAAGCATCTATCAATATTTTTTCTCCATCTCTGTCTATATCTTCAGTTGAAGCTACAACTCTAAAATCAGGTTTTACATCTTTATCAAGCTTTTCATTTATTTGTTTAGATAAAAGCTCAATTTGTTTTTTAGCTTCTTGATTTAAGATTTTCATAATTATTTATTTAAACATTTAAAATTTTTAATAAGCAGATTTAGTATTTACTAATTCAACATCTACCAACTTATCATTTTCCACATCATACAAAGCTTTAAATCATATAGTTTGTTGCACAATACTTTCTTCATCTACATTTCTTGCCCATTCTTCAAGATTTACTCTTGGTAAAACTATATTCAATTTTGGATGATCACCATTTGAACCAATTACTGTTCCAATATCTTCAATATAAATTCAAATAGCTTTTTTAGTTTGGTCTAAATACAAATTTTTATAATCGTTAGTATCATACAATAATTCAAAACTTCCTGATACTTCTACAAGTTTGTTAAATATTTCTTTTATTTCATTAGATCATATTTCTACTACATCCTCCAAATCTGTTCCAACTTTAAATTCAAAATTTAATAAATCTAAATTAGTTCCAGAACTTAACCCAGCCTCATTATCTGCAATTTTCACAGAAATATTGTTAGCATTTAAGTTATAGTCTTTATTGTATGTTGCAGTATTACTTGCACTTGTAGCATTTTTTGATTTAAAAGAACTTTTAAAATTCAAACATTTTCAAGGCTCTCATGATATTTCTAAACTCTCACACATTACCAAAGGAAATACTTCATTTTGATTAGGCTCTACAATACTTATTGCCAAAGAAGGATGTAAATTATTATGTGCCAAAGCAAAAGTATGCTTATAAGCTCATGAATTATCAGCAGTTTCAACAGAACTTACATCTCACAGCATATTTTTTATAAAATATCAAATTAGATTTACTCATAAATGTCCTTCAACTTCTCACTCTCAAGATATTTTGCTTACACAAGTATCAGTAGATTTAGCAAGTTTTCATATCCCAGCTTCATTGTTTTCTACTTCAATTTTTGTATCAAAACTAAAAGAAAGTTTTGGGATATAATCAAAACTGCTTGCTCCTTGTCCTCTTGTTCATTCTGCACCAACTCAGATGTTTATCAGTTTACCGATGTATGTTGCCATAATTTTTGTTTAAAATATTAAAACTATCATAGTTTTGTTTATAGTCAGTTTATTTTCAATGTAAGTTCAGAGCCTGTAAAATACAATCAATAGTATAGTGAGACTTAGCTTGTTTATTGTTTTCTACTGCTACTATTGTTTTTAAATTTAAGTTCGTAAGCTGTGCTAATTCTGTCAAAGTCCAACCTCTTTTTATTCTTACTTTTCTTATTGTGTTGCCTGTGTCTTTATAATATTCTTTCAAAACTTGTTTAAAAAAACTATCTCTTTCAAAACCAAGCCTGTTATAAATTCTTGCAAGTTTGTTTGGATTTATGATTCACTCTCAAGTTTTTAATTTTCTTAAAAGTTTATAATAAAAACCTTTACTACAACCAAATTTAAAAATAAAATAATTTACTCCTTTGTTTTTATTTACAGAGATGAAATTTTTAAATTGTTTCATTGTTGTATGTATAGTAAGTTATAAACAAAAGCATCCATTACATCATCATGCTCTACATCTGGGAAATGTGTAAGTTGATGAGTTAAGTCATCATCGTTAGGATTAAACAAGACATTCCCAAACTCTATAATTCAAGTAATCTGTAAAAGCCTTGTTCCTTTATCTTTATGAGCCCACACACCAAACATAGGCAAGCCAGCAAGTCTTAAGTCTTCCAAAAGTTTTACTTCCTTGTTTTCCTCATAAATTATTGCATTAGGTTTGTATTTTTTATTTAACATAAGAATATAATTATATAACTTACCAGGAGATTTTTTCACACCAGTAGAAAATAATGAGTATATTTTTTCTCCAGATTTTCATACAACCGAAACTCAAGTAAAATCTGCTAACTCCTTTTCACTTGTTGCAGGATCTATTGCTAAATATATTTCTTCCATTTCTGGTAAATTATGCCAGTATTTAAGCCATTCATTTTCTATGATAGAAGAACCGGAAGTTATAGGAATATGTTGAAACTCTTGATTAAATATTGGTGTCCCTACTTTTTTTCTCCTTTCTGCCAGTTTGTCATAACTCCAAAGTTCGGGCCATAAAACTTGTTTTTTATTTTCATCCAAAATTGCAGGTTTTTTGATAGTGTTCCATCAGTCTTTCTGTAATTTATTTACTAAACATATTTCTCAAACTATAGTTCCTATCACAACCATACTACCACCAGGCAACATAGTATTATACAAAGATGAAAGTATAAACTCATTAAACTTATCTACTACTCTTTTATTTCTTACATCCTTGTTGTCCTGTGGATCATCTATCACTACAAATTTAGGTCTTTTACCTCTCGGTCTTCATCCAATAGGCAATGTTTCAATACTTACTCCATTTGTAAGTTGCAAAAGTTTTGCTTTCCATTTCAATGTTCAGTATTTTTCTTTACTCTCTTTTTCTTTTTTAGGAACTAAATCTCAAAAAACAGAAATTAAAAGCTGATTAGTTTCTAATTCTTTTTTAATCTTTCAAATTTGTTCTTCTCATAAACTTGCAGGTGCAATATATAAGATACTATCTACTATTCCATAAACTAAAATTTTTATAATAAATTCAGTTACTGATGTAGTTTTTCCATGTCATCTAGGTAAAATTAAATTTAGATCCTTACCTTGATTTATTCATTTTTCTAAATCTACCCGTATTTCTTCTATATGTTTTGGTGTTTTTGTTTCTTTTTTTGTGCTTGGATTTATATGCCAAGGAGATAAGAAAGTTTCTGCAAAAAATTTAGTGTCATAAAAACCTTTTGAAAATAAGTATTGTTTTAGCTGGTCTGTGCTTAGATTTCTTATACCTATTTTCTCTACTGCCTGAATTTCTTTTTTAGTTAATAACCTGTATTTGTTATTCAGCATTATCAAGTTTTTCTAATAAATCTTTCAATGGATCATTGTTTTCAATATTTACATTTACAGTAGTTTCAAACTCAGTTCCAAGTTTTAGTTTATGATAATATTCTAAAAACTTTCAAAACTTCATAAGTTCATCCACATAAATAGGCTTTTTACTTTCTTTTATTTTTTCTAACATCTTATCAGAGTAATAAGCTAACATCTTTGCAAAAGCACTTACTCACTTATTCAAAGCAATAGCTAGTTCTGTTTTTTGTTCATCAGATAAATCAAAATCTTCAAGCTTTTTATTCCAAAATTCTTTTTTTTCTTCTTTCCAACCTTTTGTTTTTGTTATGTATCATCAAGGCATATCTTGATCAGGTTTCAAAAATCATTCTTGAACTAGAAAATCCTTTACAGAAACTATTTCTGAAATTATATATTTTGCTTTAAGTTTAGTCCAAGGAACTCTTGCCATTTTTTCTGAACTAGTAATAAACTAGTGAAAATATACTTATTAGCTAAAATACTGTCAAGTTAAAATCAGTTTGTAAATATCTTTATTTGACAAAAATATATATTTCTTCCTATAATTAACTTTTACTATTATAAAAAATGCAAAATCTAAACAAAAA